CCTGATAAAGATGAGTAATAGAAAAACAGCAGGTGACGTTCACGCAGACTTAAAATCTCACGAGGCAAAATGTGAAGAAAGATGGAAGAGCATATTCAAAGAAACAGCAGAAATAAAACAAGAAATGAATCAGCTAAACGGAACGCTAAGAATGGCAATGTTTGGAACATTTGGTTTTATGTCAACGCTTTTAATAGCTTTTTTAACAGGCGTAGTAGCAATATAATGCACATATCAGACGAAGGTTTTTGTTTAATTAAAAAATTTGAAGGTTGTGAATTAAACGCATACAAATGCGCAGCAGGTGTTTGGACAATTGGATATGGACATACTAAAGATGTCCAAGAAAGTGATAAGTGGTCCAAAGAAAAAGCTGAGTTTATGCTTTGGGACGAACTAGAAGAAGAGTATGAAAAATATATTAATGATTTAGTTGATGTACCTTTAAGTCAATTTCAATTTGATGCTTTGGTTTCTTGGGTTTACAACTTAGGCCCAGCTAATTTAAAAAGTTCAACCTTGTTAAAGGTATTAAATAAAGGTGAATACGAAGAAGTCCCAAGTCAAATGAGAAGATGGAATAAAGCTAATGGAAAGGTTTTAGAGGGGTTAATCAGAAGAAGAGCCGCTGAGTCTTTGTTGTTTGAAGGAAAAGAATGGGGTAAGGTCTAACTGTAATTTATTTTTCAGGACAGGCAAATGTCTCATTCTACGGCTAGAATTTCTTTAGCTGGTGAATATTTAGCAGCGTCTTATATGCTAAGATATTGCGATTCCGTAATTATGGCTCCGTCTGGCCATAGAGCAGATTTAATACTTGACCATCAAGGTCAACTTTATAGAGTTCAAGTAAAAACAACCAATTCAACATATTCCAGAAGAAACAAAGATTTTTACCGTTGGGAGATGAGGTCTGGTGGAAGAACTTCTCGTAACACTAGACAAAATAAAATGGTAAGATATGGAGACGGTCAAATAGATTTTTTTTGTTTGGTTGCATTACCTATAAACAAAGTTATCTTTGTTCCTATGAATGAAGACAACTTAACCGAGTATTCAAAAACTATAGGTACTTTAAATAAAATAGATTCTAAAGAATCTTTGTTAGAAACTTTGTTATATGTAAATAAAACACCAAAACTAGAATCATTAAATGACGTTACAAAAAGCAATATTTAAACCAGGTATCAATAGAGAAGGTACCGATTATGATAATGAGGGCGGTTGGTTTGACTGCAACCTTGTGCGTTTTAGAAAAGGTAGACCTGAAAAGTTTGGCGGATGGGTTAAAGAAAACACAAATAATTTTTTAGGAAGCTGTAGAGCTTTGCATCCTTGGATAGCATTAGCTGGAACAAAGTACTTAGGTTTAGGTACAACTTGGAAATATTATATAGAAGAAGGATCTTCTTTTAATGATGTTACCCCGATAAGACTGGTTACTAGTGCTGGAGATGTTACATTTGCTAAAGTTGGAAATGGGGATGCGACAATTACTGTAGCTGATACAGCTCATGGGGCAGTACAAAATGATTTTGTAACTTTTTCAGGAGCAGCGTCTCTTGGCGGTAATATTACTGCTACGGTTCTAAATCAAGAATATCAAATAGCAACAATTGTAAATGCTAATTCGTATACGATTGAAGCAAAAGATACTAGCGGCAATCCTGTATTAGCAGCAGCAGGAGATAGCGGTAATGGTGGTGGATCAACCGTTGGTACTTATCAGTTAAATGTTGGTCTTGATGTTTACGTTCCAGGAAATGGTTGGGGTCTAAATGGTTGGGGAGAAGGAGCTTTTGGATCTGCAACAGCTTTATCTTCAACTAATCAACTTAGATTATGGACTCACGATAACTTTGGGGAAGACTTAATTATTAATCAAAGAGGCGGCGGTATATATAGATGGGTTGAAAATAATGGTGTAACAACAAGAGCTGTTAATCTTTCTACTACCTCTGGAGCTAACCAAGTACCAACTGTAGGCTTACAAGTTATTACTTCAGAAAAAGATCGTCACTTAATTGTGTTAGGCGCAGATCCTGTATCAGGAAGCGCTAGAACTGGAGTAATAGATCCTATGCTAATTGCATTTAGTGATCAAGAAAATGCTTTAGACTTTGAACCCCAAACAACCAATACAGCAGGATCTTTAAGATTATCTTCTGGCTCTTCTATTATTGGTGCCGTTAAATCTAGGCAAGAGATACTTGTATGGACCGATACTGCTTTATACAGCATGCAGTTTGTTGGCCCGCCTTTGACTTTTGCAGTTAATTTAATAAATGAAGGTACAGGTCTTATAGGACCAAAAGCAGCCGTTACAGCGCCTCAAGGTGTGTTCTGGATGAGCTACAATAACTTCTATCTTTATAATGGCAGCGTTCAAACAGTTCCTTGTACCGTACAGGATTATGTATTTTCCGACATTAATTTAGTTCAGTCTTTTAAAATTAATGCTTTTACTATTGCAGATAAAAATGAAGTGGGGTGGTTTTATTGCTCTTCTTCTAGTGATGAGGTAGATAGATATGTTATTTATAATTATGCAGAGAATATTTGGTTTTATGGATCTTTAAGTAGAACAGCTTGGTTAGATGCTGGAATAGAAAATTACCCAAGAGCAGTTAGTAATGGTTACGTATACCAGCAAGAACAAGGGTTTAATGATGATGGATCTCCTATGACTAATGTATTTATAGAAAGTTCTGATTTTGATTTAGGTGATGGCGAACAATTTACGTTTATACAAAAAATTATTCCTGATTTTAAATTTTTACAAAATGATAATAATGGGAACATAAATATTGTAATTAAAACAAGAAATTATCCAGGAGACTCTTTATCTTTAAATTCAACTAGTGCTATACAGGAAACCACTCAGCAAGCATTTGTAAGGGGCAGAGCAAGACAAATGGTTTTAAGGTTTGAATCAGATGATAATGCAACAGAAGATAAAAATTTAGGTATTGGATGGAGGCTTGGAGCTACTAGGATTGACATTAGAACTGATGGCAAGAGATGAGCAAGATTTTACAAACGCAACTCCCTATTGCTGTAGGTGATGTTAGCCCAGAGATATTTAATAGACTAACTAGAATTTTAGAAATTAATTTAGGTTCAGTTGATGTAAATACAACTCAACAGGTTAATGATGCAGACAAACTTAAATTTAATTTTTTACCAGGCAGCATTATATGGAACACTACTTTGGGTGTGTTGCAGGTATTTAATGGTGCAAAGTGGGTTGATATAGGCGAAAGAACTAATAACCTAGGCTTTGAAGCTACAGCAACATTAGGTAAGATAGATATAAAAATTGCTGGCGATATATCAATTAATGTAGCAAGCTTTTAATTATGGCTGAATTAGCAGAGATACAACAATATAAAACTAAAAACATACTGCTTGAGCATCCTGCTGATTGGTACATAGAAAAAGAAACCTTTGATGCTGTTAAGCAATCTTTGCCAAGAATAATAAACTTTTACAATAATCAAGGCAGCAACAACCCAGAACAAACAAAATTACATAAAGTTATAAAAGAACCTTTAAAAGATGTATATACGGTTCCTTTCTTTTCTCAAAAGTTTTGTTCAATACTTTTAGATGAAATACAAAATCTAGAAAGTTTTTATGGATTTAAACCTAATCCAGAAGAAGATTCTTTAAGACAAATACCAGAAATAACTTTTGAAGATAATTGCCCAGAGATATATCAATCTTTGTTCCAAACAATATATACTATAGGTAATCCTATATTTTTAAATATTTGGAATAGGCACGTAAATGGTGGCGGTATTCAAATAGCTAATTATAATTTAAAGGATAAGAAACAAGGCGCCTGGCATCATGATGCTAGCGCTGACATAAGTATGGTTGTCCCTTTAAATACAGGTGAGTATGAAGGGGGCGGAACTGAATTTTTAAATCGTGGTACAGTTGAACCATTACCTACAGGCCACGCTCTAATATTTCCGAGCTTTACTCATATGCATAGAGGCCTATCGGTAGAATCAGGAAATAGATACTTACTTGTATTTTGGTTAAAATGTATAGAAGAATAGGGTAGAATTTAAAAATGAATATGATAGATAACTCAGGAAAAGGATTAGCAGCTCTAGGACGCAACGGAGATAGCCTTATGGCGCACGTTACCCCAGGCGAAATGGTGGTCCCACCAGTTATATCAGATAACACAAAAGCAATAATAAAAAAAGAAATGTCCGCCGCAGGATTAGATCCAGATCAATACGTGGTGGGTAAAGGCATGTCTATAAATCCTATTACAGGACAAGCAGAGTTTGGTTTTTCTTTAAAAAAATTAGCCAAAAGCGTAAAAAAAGTAGTTAAAAAAATAGCACCTATTGCTGCTGTTATACCTGGACCTTGGCAACCGTTTGCCGTTACTTACCAAAAAGGATCTGCTGCACTAAGAATTGCTAAAGGTGAGGGTGGTCTTGGCGATATCATGACCGTAATGGCTGGTGGGAGTCAAAAAGTATTTGGTAAAGATGGCGCACTTCAATCTATTAGTTCTGGTGACTTTAAAAATATTGGAGGAGGCTTTGGAAGCGCACTTTCAAATATTGGTCAAGTTGATAAATTAGATAGTCTTGGAAATGTTGTACAAGGAGAAACTGTATTTAATCCATTAAGATATGGCGCAGAGATAGGTAAAACATACGGAGAAAATCAAAGACAAGGGTACGGAGGAATATTTAGTGATGTGGGCGGAGCTGATACTTTTGGAGGACAAGCTTTTAATACATTTACTTCTGCTGGAAATCCAGTAGGCAATATAATGAATGCCGCATATACGCCTGGAATGGAAGGCGGGATGATGCCAACTTCTAACCAAAGTGGGACTGACGGCTTTCTAGATTATACAAAACAAAATTTTATAGAGGGTAAGCAAAGACAAAGAGCTGACGGTCAAATGGAAGCTTTGCATAAAGATGGTAGTTATTACACGATGGATGAAGCGCAACAATATTATAATGTGCTGAAAGAGACAGGACAATTATCTGGCCCAATAACGCAAGGTAGAGTAAGTGGTAAGCAAAGTGGTCAAAGTGTAATTGGATTAATAGAAGACATGATTAAAGGAAAAACTTCTAATGCTCCAGATCATTTTATTGGCGTACCAGGGATGAATAATGTTCAAAGAGCAATATCCAAAAACATTCCAGAATTTAAAACAAGAGAAGGAGAAACAGGCTCTCCTTTAATCCCACAAAATATTAAAAATATTGCTTCTAGTGCTTCAGACAGTTTTCAAACAGGATCTGGAGGAGGCGGGCTAAATGCAGCGGCATTAGCAATGGCTGCTTTATACGGTAAAGTTGTTAAAGATGCAGCAAAGAAAAACGAAGGTGGTTTAACCGATATAAGACAATCAATTAGACCAGATCTAAACCCAGCTCCTGTATTTGCTGGTTTTGATTTAGGTGTAAGAAAAGCTGCGGCCTTTGGTGGTCCAATAGGGTACGGCAGACAAAATTTTAATCAAGGTGGTTTAGCTGCAATAGGCGAGTTAGACATGCGTAATGGTGGTGAGTCAGCTGGTCCTGGAACAGGAACTTCTGATGATATACCAGCTATGCTTAGTGATGGTGAGTTTGTTATGACGGCTGCTGCTAACAACGGCGCTGGTGGTTTTAAACTAAATAAAACAAAAAAAGGTATTGAGCTTATAGCATCAAGTAAACCAAACAGACAAAAAGGTGTAGATGTAATGAATAAACTAATGGACACATTTGAAAAATATAACGCTTCAGGGAGTATGGCATAATGAATCCAGAAGAATTTTTAGCGACATTAAATCCTGCTCAACAACAACAATTTTTAACATTACCTCCAGAACAACAAGCTGCTTATGCTAGCGCAGGTGTTGGGTTACCAGCAAGACCAAATACAGTAGATCCCGTACTCCAAAGTCAACTAAGTTCTGAAACAATAACAGACCCGCTTATACGGGCTTTATATTTTGGATCTGATGGCACGCCTGGTTTTTATAATCAATTACAACAAGCTGGTGAAAACTTAATAGGAAGTGATGTTCCGTTACAACAAACAGCTGGTTTAGATCCATTAGAAGTCCAAGCAAGACAAAGAGCGCAAGCTGGTCTTGGTGCATTTCAACCATTTTTTACTCAACAACAAGATTTAGTTAACCAAGCTATAGGGCAATCAAGAAGAGCGCAAGAATTACAAGATCCTTACTTTACTCAAGCTCAAGATCTTATCCAAGGTACCGTAGGTGCTTATGATCCTAGTATGACAGAACAATTTTACAATCCTTATGAGAATAGAGTTGTTCAACAAACAATTGATGATGTAATGAAAGCTGGTGATCAGCAAGATATAGCGGCAAGAGCGCAAGCTATCTCTTCTGGTGGCGAATCGGCTTTTGGATCTAGAGCAAGGTTAGGCGCAGAAGAAAGAAGAGAAGCGCTTGGTAGAGGCTTAGGTGATGCTTTATCTAACATTAGATCAAGAGGTTTCTCAGAAGCACAACAAACAGGTATGGGTGAGTTTGGAAGACAAAGAAACGCAGAAAGAGCTGCGGCTTCAGGGTTATTAGGTATAGGCGCACAAAGAGGAGCTGGTGCTTCTCAGTTAGGTTCTCAATTGGCAGGATATGGCGGTCAAATAGCTGGTATAGGTCAAAACTTAGAAGCTTTAAATAGAAATCAAAGATCTGAATTAGCAGGATATGGAGCTAGTTCAAGAGGACTGGCAGAAATACAAAATCAAAGATTATTCGGTCAACAGATGCAACAGCAAATGAGGCCGTTACAAACTATGCAGCAAATTGGATCTTTGCTACCTGGCTACAAACAAGCAGGAAGTCAAATTGATTCTACATACGGTATGGCTCCTGACCCAAGCGCTCAAGGTCTTGGAGCAGCTTTCTCTGCTTACGGAGCTTTAGTACCTAACCAAGGAAATTAACATGAATTTTCTTAATAGAAGAATGTTTCAAGAAGGTGGTGGTGCTAATCAAGAGTATGCTGTTTTAACTGACGGTAGTACTAAATATTATGATCCTACAAACTTTGAGCAACAGCTAAGATCTCTTTCTGAAAGTGAAATATTTGCTTTACAAAATAGCGCTAATAGCGGACAAATATCTTTTAGTCCTGGATTACAATCAATCCTTAACCAAGTAATAAATAGAAAACAAATTCCTGCTTTTGAGGATGACCCATCCGTAGATACCACTTACTCATCTCCT